CCACCCCATGTAGGTGTGGACCTGCACCCAATAGGTCCAGTTCGATTCTTTGAGCCCCTTCTTCGTGAACTCGGACCACTTCGAGTCCTTCATGATCTTGTGTTCCCAAATCAACGGATAGGGAAGTTCGAGCGGGCCGCTGAGAATCACGCCGTCGATATGCCCGGAGATCGGCGCGTCGGGATCGCCGAACGTGTACTGTCCGCCGTCTTCGGTGAACGTCCGCAGATCGAAGCCGGCCGACACGAGCCAGCGCGCCGTCTCGTCTTCGTGCAGGTGGCCCAGGCGGAACCGACGCAGCGCCTTGCCGTCGAAGATCGGAGTCTTGTCAGCGTCGGGAGCCTGGCGCTTCCACTCGTAATAGAGCTTGCGTCCGCACGCCTCGCCAAGCCGCGACCCGCCGAGATAGTTGCGCGGCGGCTGCTTCGCGTTCTCGTCTTCGAGCGCGGCATCGACCAGCTTGTTGAGCTTCTCGCTCAGATCGGGCGCAAAATCAGTTCTCATTGGCCGTCCCCAAGCGGCTCGTAGTTATTAAGCCGACACCGATGTTCGTGTTGCTCCGGCGCCGTACATTCTGCGCCGCGCATGTGGTGGTTCAGCGCGTGCAGTTCGCAAGCAATGTCCTCGATCCTATTCGCGATCATAACCAGTGAGGAATCCAGGCTGCGGATCAGATCGAACAATTCAGCTTCGTTCATCTTCGACTCCTTCGTTGGCGTCTGCGAGCTTCAAGGCGGCGGTCGCTTGACCGTGCGGCGACTGCCAGAAATGCGTGGCGCAATAGCGATCAGTCGGCGCGTGTGGTGGAAGATGCAGGCCGGGCGGGCGGACTATGTATGGTGCGTCCATCCCGCAGATCAGGCACGACGGGCTCGCCATCGAAGACATCAAGCTCTTCGAGGGCTTCGACGAGGCGTCCGAATTGCTCGTATCCGCCGAGCCAGCCGACGCCCCGAACAGACTCGGGCCTTCGGCCCGCGCGATCCTTCGCGTCTTCGCCATTTACCTCACCGCCGTCTAGGATCACGCCACCGATTCGGCGTATCTCCTTGTTGTTGAGCGCCGCCATGTCGCATATCGCCGTGAACGTGCTGGGCAGACCGTAAATCCACTCTTCGGCTGGCCTGCGGACGTCCTTGTTGGGGCTGGCCAGATCGGCTAACGCGACCAGCACAACCGCGCGCCACAGCCTGACTTCCGGCCATAGGTCTTCCGCTATGTTTGCCGGCAGCTTCGCGTATGCGTTGGCCCGCAGCAGGGCCATGATTGTTGGTGACTTCATGCGGCCACCTTGTCGTCGAACTTGTCGGACTCGTTGCCCCACACCGTCCATCCGGTCCGCGACTGGCGCCCGAACAACTCCAGGTATGGGCCATCGACCAACGCAGCGATGCGATCGTGAGTCTCGTCCGGCTTACGTGAGTGCTCGCGGCGCGGCGCGACCATGAGCTGACGGACGCCGCGGCTCTTGCGGACCGGGTGTCCGCGCACGCCGAGCAGGCAGTATTCGGTGTTGGCCCGCGTCCAGTAGCCGAGCCCCATGTGCCAGCGCCCAGGCTGCACGCCGGACTTGGCCCAAGTGAACGCGACCGTCTTGTAGGCGAACCCCCACGCAGCCATGACTTCGAGCGCCTGCGGCAGCATGGGCGACGTTGCCCACAGGAACAGCGCGGCCTCTGGCGCGGCCACGCTCGCGACGGGCATTGCCTTGATGCCGTCCAGGTCCATTGTCGCGTAGTGGTTTTCCGGCGACTTCTTCTTGTTCGTGTCGCTGTAGGTGACGAACCGCCATGGCGGATCGGCGAGGATCGCGGCGAACGGACCGGATGGGAGCGGCGCGATCATGCCGCGACTCCCACCGGAGCGGCGAACAACTTTGTCTTGATCGCGCGCTCGTTGAACTTCCAGGTCAGCCGGCACGCCGCGTGGTAGCGGGTAAGCCAAGTGCCGGCGAGTCGCGTGTATCCCAGGTGCTCAAGCTGCTTGTCTGTCGCCGGCAGGCTCAGCCAGCGACGAGACTTCGACGCCTGGTCGCCGTCCGTGTGCTCGCGCATGTAGTCATCGGCCTGCGCCAGACACAGCAGCTTGTCGCCGTAGGCGATCGACCGGACGCCGCCGCCGTCCGCGGACGTGGACCCGCCGATAGCGCGCCACTGTCCACGAAAGTTGATGACCAGCGCCCAGGTGTCGAAACCCGCAGCCATGAGCGCCACGCCGTCGTTCCAGAGGTCGACCCACTTGAACGGTGATGCCTCAAAAATATCGACTTCGGACATGGCGAAGTCTTTGAGAGGCTCCGGCTCCAGGTCTAGCGGCGGCGGGAACTCCGCTCCGCAGACCGGGCACTCTCGGCACGAGATCGGCACGGATGCCGAGCACGACGGGCAGGTCTTCTTTGGCGCCTCGCCGGCCTCGCCGCCGTTGTCCTTGCCCTCCAGGTTAACGTCCTGCTCCAACGAGCCGTGCAGCAGCGTCGAAATGCCGAAGTCCAGCACGATGCAGTCGTGCTTCTCGATGCCTGGGAACTTCTCTTGATCGACCGTCCGCAGTCCGCGGCCGATCATCTGAATCATCGTGGACTTGTACGACGACGGCCGCAGAAGGATAACGCACGAAACCGGCGGACAGTCCCACCCTTCCGTGAGGACGGCGACGTTGCAAACAACCTGTGTGTCGCCGCGAGCCAGCGCCTCCAGCGAGGTTCGGCGCTCTCCGTCAGGGGTATTGCCGCTAACCACAGCGGCAGAGACGCCAGCCTCCTTGAAAGCGGTCGCGACGTGTTGAGCGTGGGCGACCGTCGAGCAGAAAACGACCGTGCGGCGCCCGCCCGCTTTCTCTTTCCAGTGCTTGACGATTTCATCGTTGAGAATCTCCCGGTCCATGATGGACGCCACGGCGTCCATGTCGAAGTCTTCCTTCTGGCGCTTGACGTTCTTGAGATCGGACTGCACGCCGATGTCGACAACGAACGTCCGCGGACGGACCAGGTGGCCGGCGTGGATCAGCTCGCCGAGCGTGATCTGGTCGCACACGTTGTCGAAGACGCCGATCAGCCCCACGCCGTCGCCGCGCATCGGGGTTGCCGTGACGCCGAGCACGGCGGCTTGCGGGTTGCGTTGGCGCACGGCGTCGATGATCTTGCGCCACGAGTCCGCCATGACGTGATGCGCTTCGTCCGCGACGATCAAGTCTTGCGGCGGCAGCGCATCGAGATTGTTTGCCCGCGACAGCGTGGGCACCATCGCGAACGTGACCTGGCGCTGAAACTGCTTGGTATCGGCGTCGACAACGCCTGAGTCCAGGCCGGGGTTGACCTTGTGGAAGGCGCGCCGGTTCTGCGCGACCAGCTCGTCGCGATGCTGGAGCACCAGCGCGCGCTTGCTGTTGCCAACCAGCGCGCGACCGGCGATCGTCGACAGCATGACCGTCTTGCCGGCGCCGGTCGGCGCCACGCCGAGCGTGTTGCGCCGCTCGACGAGCGCGGCCAACGCGCGGCTAACGAAAGTCTCTTGTCGCGGACGGAGGATCATGGATCACCATACAAACGAGACACCACGATGAAAAAAAAGGGGGCGGGTGCGGCCGGGCTTGATACCGGCTGAACGGTGCTGCGCTTGAGTCGATTTCTCGATTGCGCCACAGATGCTATCCGTTCGCTGGTGGCGTTCCGCTGCGTGTCCTTCCACGCCGCGCACCCATAGGGGGCGCGCGTCACACTCGCGCGCCCGCATTCTTGTCACTTCCGGATGAACCGAGCGGTCCAGCCGCGCCGGCGCGCGGCGAACCGTTTGAACGTCTCGAACTTCCTGAACGTCCGCGTCCTTCCACGCGCCGGCGTGACGATGATGCGCGCCATCAGACCCACCCAGGCTTGGCGTTCGGGTTGCTGGCCTGGGCCGGCGCCGCCGGTGCCGCCTGCGTCGGTGCCGTCCAGCCGCCGCCGGGCGCGGACGGCGCTGCGGACGCGGACGGATTCTTGACCTTCGGCTCGGTGTCGCCGGCGACCAGCCGCGCATAGGCCGCGTGCGTGTCGCTCTCGGGGTTGGGCGAGAGATACCGCTTCACGCGGTTCTTGGCCTTGAACCCATTGCTCGCCGGCTCTTCGTCGACCTCGATTGCCACCTTGAGCCCGTTCAGATCGAGATAGGCGCGCTCGTCGTCCGGCGCCAGCCCGGCGCCGATCTGATAGCCGGCCGGGTTCTTCTGCGGGTGCGCGCCCTTGCCGACTTCGAGGATGTGCCGGATCGCCGCCGCTCCGCCGGCGACGTATTGCTCCTGTCCGGCCTGTCCGATCATGTCGAAGATCACGCGACCGGCGTGCTTGCCGTCCGCGATCTTGACCTTGGCCTCCAGATAGCGGTTGGACGGGTTGCTCTTGCCGGACTTGAGCACCTGTCCGGCGTTGATGTTGGCGGGGATGACCTCGAAGATGCCCCACGCGAGCGTTCCGGCCGGAACCAGATCGCCGGAGAACTGTTGCGTGGGGGCCGATGCGAAATCCAAAGGCATGTGGTGTTTTCCTTCCCTGGTTAGGCCGCGACTTGCGGCTGTTGTGCGGCGGCGCGCGCCGCCGCGAACGCTTGCGCGAACGCATCCCATTCGAGCGGGATAGAGTCCGGCAAAGAGTATCGATTGCCGGCGATGAAGCCGGGCCGCTCGGTGAGCTTGAGCACGGAGTCGCCGTTGCCGATGCCGCGCATCTTCTTCTTCAAGCCGTCCTTGACCTCGACGACGGTGACGTCCTTGCAAGCGAAGCCGATGATATCGCTGGCCTCGGTCACAAGGTTCCATGCCGCCGTGTGAAGCTTGGGCTGATAGCGGTCATAGCCGGCCGTCTTGTCGGGGGCGTCGAACCGCTTGACCGCGGCGTGAGCGATCAAGATGATTCCCATGCGCTTCGTCTCGCGAAGGATGTTCAGGCCGGCGAGCAGATTGCGCCACTGGTCAAGCGCCTTGACGTAGCCCTTGCCGTAGCCGAAGTCCTCGATGTTCTTGATCCCGGCGTCGTTGGCTTCGACGATCACTTGCGCCCATACCAGCTTCTCCAGCCAGTCGAGCGAGTCGATCACGAGCGTCTGGAACTCGTGCGGCTCGCTGATGAGCGTCTGGACCTGTTGCGTGACCTGCGGGTAGGTCTTCGCCATCGGGAAGGCGTTGACGTTGAGCGCGTCCAGACCATCCTCGATCTGGATGAAGACGGGATTCGGCGCGGACGCGCCGAATGTGCTCTTGCCGACCTTCGGCGGACCATAGAGCAGGATGCGCGGCGGCAGCGGCGTCGCGCCGGTGCGGGTGATGCTGGATAGCGTCATTGCGATTCTCCTTCGGTGGCGTCGATGAGTGCGATCTTCGTTGCGCCGTACTTCACCGCGCGCGCATCGCTGACCGCCTTGTGAAGCTCACTGCCCGGCTGGAGCGCGTCGAATTTCTTTTCCGACATCGAAATGTCGAAATCGAACCAGTGTCGCGCGGCCTGCCAGTCCATGTTGCGCGCCGCCGCGAAGAGCTTGTCGGCGTCATACTTGACGGTCTTCGACCGGCTGAGCGCGAGCCGGTAGCGGTTGCTTCCGGGCGCTGCGACGGTGATCCTGCCGCCCTGCTTGCCGGCGGCGGTGTACGCCTCTTCGGCGTGGACGCCGAACCGGCGCACCAGCTCGCCGTGCAACTGTTCGAGAGTGGCTTTTGAAAAAGCCAGCGCCTCTTCGGCATCGTGTATCTCT